CGGCGCAGACGACGGACTCGAACTCTGGGACTCGTGGTCCTGCGGTGGCATCACCGGCGAGCTGCCGGCCTCCTACGCCGGGCGCGCCGACATCGAGTACCGCTGGCAGTCCTTCCACCTCGACCGCGGCGGCGGCGTCACCCTCGGCAGCGTGTTCAACGCCGCCAAGGCGGGCGGCTGGGTGCCGGTCTCCGAGGCCGTGCGGCTCGGGCCTCCGCAGCGTGAGGAGCCGCCACAGCACGGCTACGACGACACGCCAGAGGCGCGCGGCATGGAGCGCGTGCGGGAGCCGGACGTCACGACGCTGTCGCCAGGCGCCGCCAACGCCACGCCCGGCCTGCGCGTCGAGCTGCGCCACGTCGCCGACATCGTGGAGGAGAACCGCGAGCCTGAGTGGCTCCTGCACCATGTCATCGAGGCCAAGGTCGTGGCCGTCCTGGCGGGGCCGCGCGCGAGCTTCAAGAGCTTCATAGCCTTGGATTGGGCCATGCGGATCGCCACCGCCGGCAACCCGGTGGCGCTGCTCTCCGGCGAGGGCGGCGGACTCGGCAGGCGCGTCAAGGCGTGGATGCAGGCCTTCGGCGGCGGCCAAGACCTGCGCGCGCTGCCCGTGCTCGCCCTCGAGCGCCCCCTCAACCTCAACCGCGAGGAGGAGATGGCGATGCTGGTCGAGGCCATGGACAAGGCCGGCATCCGGCCCACGCTCGTGGTCATCGACACGCTCTCCAAGTTCAGCGCCGGCATGGATGAGAACTGCAACCAAGAGGTGGCGGCGTACCTGTCGGCCGTGTCGCGCTTCATCCGCGAGCGATACGATGCCTCGGTATTAATCGTCGCGCACTCTGGGCACGGCGACGCCGACCGCCCGCGGGGCGCCAGCGCCCTCATGGCGAACCCGGACAGCGAGTTCATCGTCAAGCGCGCCGCCCAGCCGAACACCCACGTCGAGGTCACGAGGCAGCGGTTCAAGGACACCGGCGAGCTGCCGAACCTCGCGTATGAGGCCGAGGTCGTCGACCTGGGCGCGGCCGACCGGTACGGCGAGCGGCTGACCAGCCTCGTCATGCGACAGAGCGTGGCCCAGGGGGAGAAGCCCATCACGGCACAGGCGCCCCAAGGCAAGTCGCAGCGCACCCTCCTACTCGCCCTCCGGGAGCGCCAGAAGCGGAGCGAGACGCCCCTTGTCTGGACCATGCAGGAGCTCCGCCAGATCGGCAAGGAGTGCGGGCTACCCCGCTCTTCTGTCCACGAGGCGGTCGAAAAGCTGGCCATGTCGCCCTTTATGACGGGCACGGTGGGCGGTTCGAGGCTCGCAAATGAGTGATGTTCGGATTTGTCCGGATTTGTCCAATCCGGACATTTCCGAACGGTCAAATTGTTCGGATATGTCCGGGTGTGCTTAGCACCCGGACATCCGGACAGACCCGGACATTGGTTCAGACACGGAGGAAGCATGAGGTACAAGACAAGTCCGTTGCGTAGTGTTGCGTTAGAGCAACATAGTGCAGACACGCCACTAGCAAGGCGGATGGTTGAGGGTCTGGGTCAAGAAGGGTTCCAGATTGCCAAGGCCATGCAGTCGATGTTCAACGCCAAGGTCGTCCACTACCGCGACCAGCACGGCGAGGTCGGCACCGACCCGAGGTGGCCGGCGTGAGCCAGCAGCGAATTGACCTCAACCACACCGGGCCGCTCGAGTGGATGGATGACCCGTTCTGGGACAAGGCGTCAACGGATGGCCGGTTCTGTATCCGGGGCCAGCGGGTGGGCGATAAGGTCGAGTATGTCGTCTGGCGCATGGGACCCGACGGGCGGGTGATCCCGCGGTGGCTCGGGGTGACTTCAACCTTCGCCGAGGCGGCAGAGCTCGCCGAGAACGCGAGAGGCGAGAAGCCGCCGTCGATTAACCTGCTCTGGAAGGTGGCGGATGAAAAAGGTCGTTAAGCTCTGCCCAATCTGCCTGACCGAGAACACGGGCGGTTTGCCTCACCGGCACCATCGAGAGGGGCACCGGAAGAAGTCGCGCACGATCGAGCAGATCAGCGAGATGGCGCGGCAGACCATCGAGGCCAACCAGGTGCGAGTCATCGTGGCCCAGGCCGTCGATGAGTCAAGGCAGCCGGAGCCGTGGGCCGACAAGCGCACCCGGTACCATCGAGCCTATTACCAGGCGAATCTCGAGCGTCGCAGGGAGCAGACCCGGCAGAGCAAGCGAGACCAACGGATGCGGCGCCGGCTGCGTCCCTTGATTGCTGGCCTGTGCTATGCGGTAGACTTGGGCCGATTGACTGCGAGGTGGTGATGGGCATCAGACAACGACAGCGGGGCGCCGAGACCGAACGAGAAGTTTGCGACAAGATTAGCCAGGCGACCGGATGGGTCGTGAAGCGTGAGCTTGGGCAGGCTCGAGACGGTGGCTGCGACATTCGACTTGGCCGGTTCGTGGTCGAGGTGAAGCGACGCAAGAGCATCGCGGTCTACGATTGGGTCGACCAGGCGAGGGCAGCGTGCGCGCCTTACGAGATCCCGGTGGTCATCTGCCGGGGCGATAAGCGTGAGTTCCTCGTGGTGCAGCCCTTGGAAGATTGGCTGAAGATGGCAAAGGCCGAGCTGCCCGACAGATGAAATGCCCAAAGTGCTCCAAGCCTAGCGAGGTCGTGAAGGTCTACCAGTTCCCGACCGAGGCTAGGCGTCGGCGGGAGTGCCTGACTTGCGGGCACCGGTTCACGACGGCGGAGAAGCTGTGGCGCCGTGTTTACGCCGAAGAGATACGCAACCGACCGTCTCCTCGAGCGACGCGCCAAGAGCGACCGGAGCCGACGCGGAGACGGTACAGCAACTTCGATGTGGTGGCGGTCGATAACTACGACATGGACCTGGAGGATGTGAGCACCTTTGTTCACATAAGCGACTGATGGCAGGGACACCACGAAAGCGAGAGCGCCGCGAGAAGGCGCACCAGATCATCAGCTCGCCGGACTTCTGGGAGCAGCTCTGGATTCACCTTGCAGATGGGCATTCACTTCGGTCTTTCATCAGCGGCAGCGAGGTTCCGTTCGCCATCCTTTGGGGGAAGATGCAGTCCGACCCGGCCTTGATGGAGCGGTACGAAATCGTCCGCAACGCGCGCGCCCTGCTGAACGCCGAGAGAATCGAGGCGCTGGCCGAGAAGGTCGAGCAGGAACAGATCGACCCGAACGCCGCGAAGGTTGCGATGAATGCGAGGCAATGGCTGGCCGAACGGATGGACCCGAGGCGGTGGGGAACCAAGATCCAGAGCGATGTCCGCATCACCGACACGACAGCGCTGCACCTTGCTGCGGTGCGCGACCTGATGCGGACCGTGAGCGTCCAAGAGCCCGAAAAGCTGACGTCGGACGGGGCGTCCGACGGTCTGCCTGCGCGCGATTCTTAAGACCGGTCTGTGGATAAATCTGTGGATAACCTGTGGATAACCTGTGGATAACTCACGGCCTGGCGATCAGCACGCGCTCGGGCACCGATGCGCACACGCACGCACGGCGCAAGTGCTTGATTCGCAAGGGGTTGCGGCGCGTAGTGCGTATAACACCCATTATGTTAAATCGGGGCGATTATGACCGCCCTGCGGACAATCCCCCCCCCTCAACGACGGGGGCGCGCGTAAGTGCTTGATTCCCATAGGGTCGGGGCTCCGGGCGATTCCGGCCGCCCGCCGACCCCCCCCCCGGCGGGTGGCCCCCGGCGGGGGGTCGGCGCTTGCGTAACCCCACACGGACCGTATGAAAAATTCTGAAAACCCCTACTTCGCCTTCGTCAAACGCTACCACGCCGCCCCTGTGGCCTTCGTGGAGGAGGTCCTAGGCGTCACCCCCGACCCGTGGCAGCGTCGCCTCCTAGAGCTTCTGGCGGCCGGCGAGCGCAAGATCAGCGTCCGCTCCGGCCACGGCACCGGCAAGTCCACCGTGGCCTCTTGGGCCATGCTCTGGTTCATGCTCACCCGCGTGCCGGTCAAGGTGGTCGTCACGGCCCCCACGGCATCGCAGCTCTTCGACGCCCTCTTCGGCGAGTGCCGCCGCTGGGCCAAGCTCCTGCCGCCGGCGGTGGCCGAGCTGCTCGAGATCAAGTCCGACCGCATCGAGCTGAAGGCGAGCCCGGAGGAGGCCTTCATCTCGGCGCGCACCAGCCGCGCGGAGCAGCCGGACG